TTCTGACCAGCGCTATCTCGCGCCAGTCAGCCGTCGAGTTCGTGGAGAAGTTCAAGGACCACCGCAACAAGCACGTGATCCTCTACGGTGACCCGGCGGGCAAGGCGGGCGAGAAGCACGGGCACGCATCCGACTACACCGATATCGAAGGCGTGCTGAAAGCCAACGGCTGGCAGTACACCCGCAAGGTGAAGCCAGCCCACCCGGCCATCAAGGATCGTCAGAACGCTGTTCGGGCCAAGATCCTGACGGCGTCCGGCGACATCAGCCTATTCGTGAACCCCGTCACCGCACCTTGGTGCCACAAAGGCCTGAGCACGGTTCAGCTACAAGCGGGATCGAGCTTTCAGGAAGATCAGAAAAACGACTACCAGCACATCACGACGGCGATCGGCTACTGCATCGACGTCGAATGGCCATGCATCAAGCGCACGGCCTCTACCGAGACCCTGAGAATCTGATATGTCCGATGACCCAAGCAAAACACTCAAAGCCGTGGACGACATGCGCGAAGAGTGGGACATCGTCGAGCCGCTCATGAGGGGGACCAGCGCGATGCGCAGGGCAGGCGAGGCGCTGCTGCCAAAATGGCCAAAAGAAGAGGATCGTGATTACAGGGTGCGACTGAAACAGTCGACCCTGTTGCCTGCCTACAGTGAAACCGTAAAGAACAACACCGGGCGCGTGTTCGCCGAGCCAATTGTTCTTGGTGATGACGTTCCTGATGCGCTAAGGCCCTACGCCGAGAATTTCGACCAGCAGGGCAATAACTTGCAGGTCTGGGCTCAGACCTTCTTCAGCACTGCTTTGGCGTATGGCTTGTGCCACGTGCTGATCGACTACCCGAAGACAGTGGGCGCGGACGGAGCGCCAACAGTGCGCACCAAGGCGCAAGAGATCGCCGCCGGGGTACGCCCTTACGCCATCATGATCCGGCCTCAGCAAGTGCTGGGGAGGCGCTCCGCCACGAACAATGGTCAGCATGTCTTGACCCAGTTCCGCTACATGGAGATGGTCGAGGAGGATGAGGGCGAGTTTGGCACCAAGCTGATTGAGCAGATCCGCGTGCTGGTGCCTGGTGCTTGGGCAACCTACCGCAAAGCCAAGAACGGGGACAAGGAAAGCTGGGAGCAGAACGACAAGGGCACGAACTCCCAACCCGTCATCCCGCTGGCCACGTACTACACCAACCGCACCGGCTACATGAAGGCTTCACCACCGCTGCTTGAGTTGGCCCACCTCAACGTCAAGCATTGGCAGTCACAAAGCGATCAGGACAACATCCTGCACGTGGCGCGGGTTCCGATGCTTGCAATCTCTGGGATTGATGACGAAACCTGGGAGCTGAAAGTCGGCACCGCCTCTGCCACGAAGCTGCCGACCGGCGGTGAGATGAAGTGGGTGGAACACACGGGGCAAGCAATCGGCGCCGGTCGAACTTCGCTGATCGACCTTGAAGACCAGATGCGTCAGGCTGGCGCCAAGCTGCTGGAGAAGGATAAGCAGGCGACCAAGACCGCGACTCAGGCCGAGGAAGAGGCTGCTCAGGAGATGAGCCCGCTTCAAACCATGGCCGAGCAACTCGAGGACGCAATCGACCAGGCCTTGCAGTTCTGCGCCGAGTACATCGGGCAGACCGAGGGCGGCCATGTGCAGGTCAACGGAAACTTCGATGTCGACTTCGCGCCAGAAACCACATTGCCTCTACTGCTGAACATGGCAGCTCAGGGCCGACTGTCTGACCAGACACTGTTCGCTGAGTACCAGCGCCGCGGCGTTGTCTCGACCGACCTGATCTGGGACGAGGAAAAGCAAAAGATTGCCGACCAAGGACCAGCACTCGGAGCGCTGTAAATGCCAACCGTCAATGAACTGCTTGCCGATGAGAGTGTGGCGCACGCCATCTCCCTGGAGAAGTACAAGGTCGGCGTGGTCCGGCGCATCATCGCGCTGCTGAACCGGTCCGATTCGCAATTGGCGGAGGAACTGGGGAGGGCGCTTGAGCGATTGCCTGCTGAATCATTCACTGTCGAGCGTCTCGAAGCCCTGCTGGATCAGGTCAAGCAGGTCAACTCTGCTGCTTACACTCAGGTGGCTCAAGCTCTTGAGGCTGATCTGACGGACCTTTCGGGATATGAAGTGTCGTGGCAGCAGAAGCTGTTGGAGGTGACGATTCCCGAGCCGGTGCTGATTCATTTCCCGCTTGTGCGCCTCAGTGCCCACCAGGTGTATGCCGCTGCGATGGCCCGTCCGTTCCAGGGCCGGCTGCTTCGCGACTGGTCATCGACCATTGAGGCGGATCGGATGGTGAAGGTCCGGAACGCGGTCCGAACCGGCTACCTCGAAGGTAAAACCACTGACCAGATCATCCGCAGCGTTCGTGGAACCCGTGCCGCAGGATATGCCGACGGCTTCCTTGAGCGCCCGCGTCAGGACCTGGCCACGATTATCCGGTCAGCTGTCAGCCACACGGCGGCGGTCGCCCGCGAGAATCTGTATCAGGCCAACTCCGATGTGATCGCTGCGGAAGACTGGACCAGCACCCTGGACACCAAGACCAGCCAGCCATGCCGGATACGCGACAAGCTTCCCTATGAAGTTGGCACCCACAAGCCGATTGGCCACAAGGTGCCATGGCTTCAAGGGCCTGGCCGACTTCACTTCAACTGCCGCTCCACATCCTCGCCGCGAACGAAATCGTGGCGCGAGTTGGGCATTCCGATTGACGAGATGACCGACAAGCAGCGAGCGAGCATGGACGGCGCCGTCCCGGCAGATACGAATTACAGACAGTGGCTGGAACGTCAGCCTGCGGCCCGGCAGATCGAAGTGCTTGGACCGGCCCGTTACCAGATGCTCAAGGGCGGCAAAAGCCTGGAAAGCTTCTACAGCCCGACAGGTGAGTGGCTGACCATAGAACAACTGAAGGAGCAGGACGCGAAGACATTCGCTAAGATGGCCGCATGACCGACAAACCGCGCTTCCACATCATTCACGGCACACCCGCCCCGGACACTCCGGTCGAGCAGGTGCGCAAGCGCGTGCGTGCGATGGCGAAGCCTCCAGCGATGATTCAGTGCCATCGATGCGGTGGCCGCGAAGTCATTGAGACCAAGACCGGCGTCATGCTCAAGAATGGAAAATACTCCGGCGGAACTAAGCAGTTTCTCTGTGTGAGCTGCCTGCTCCGAGGGGAGCGCGTCACCCTTTAAGTTCACTTTTGAAGCGATATCAGGCCCCGGCATCTGCTGGGGCTTTTTTATGGGCGCTGTTCCGGATGGAAGGCGCCGCACCTGGCCGGATGGCCGTTCAAATGGGCGGATGCCCGGAGACTCTCAGATGAAATTGAAACTCGACGACCAAGGCCATGTTGTTGTTCAGGACGGCCGCCCGGTGTATGTGCACGACGACGGTAAAGAGCTCCCGTTCGATGCGATCGCAACTGTGAACACCATTACCCGCCTGAACGGTGAGGCCAAGTCCCATCGTGAGCGCGCTGAAACCGCCGAGGGCAAGCTGAAGCTCTTCGATGGGATTGAAGATGGCGAGAAGGCACGTGCAGCGCTGGCCACCGTCGCCAACCTCGATGCAGGGCAGCTGGTCCAGGCTGGCAAGGTCGAAGAAATCAAAGCCGCCGCTATCGCAGCGACCGAAGAGAAGTTCAAGGCGCAAGTCAACACGCTGGCCGAGCAGGTCAAGACGGTAACCGCCGAGCGCGACACGACGACGGGCATCCTGTACCAGGAAAAGATCGGTGGATCGTTCGGACGCTCGAAGTTCGTCGCCGACAAAATCGCCGTCCCCTCCGACATGCTGCAGAACACCTTCGGTAAGGCCTTCAAGGTCGAGGACGGCAAGGTCGTCGCGTACGGCGAGGATGGAAACAAGATTTACAGCCGGGCCCGCCCAGGCGAGCTGGCTGACTTCGATGAGGCTCTCGAAACCCTCGTCGAGCGTTACCCCTACAAAGACCACATCCTGAAGAGCTCCGGCGGCAATGGCGGCGGTGCTCCGAACAATGGCGGCAAGCCAAACTCCGGCGGCAAGAGCTACAGCCGTCAACAGTTCAGCGCCATGAGCCCGGCTGAACAAGCCGCCATCGGCAAGCAGGTCAGCACCGGCGAAGTCACCATCACCGACTGACCTTCACGAATTTTCCGAGACCCGGATGGGGATCGGAGCGCGGGCCGGATAGCCCATCCACAACTCCCCCTGTCCATAAAAGGATTACATCGTGTCCAACACCCTTACTGGCCTTATTGGCCCGCTGTACGAAGCGCTCGACATCGTTTCGC